ACTGTGAAATCCCCCGGCCGGCGCCGAACCGTTATAGCCAGGTGCCGCCGGCGCCGAAACGGATGATGCATCAGATGCAGTAGTCTTTTTCTTGATGTAGGAAGTGAAGTACCAGGCCATGGCCACCAGGAGCACCGCGAGCACCGCCAGGAGCTTGTAGCGACCAGGTATGAAGGCCTTGACCGTATGCACTTCGGCGCTCTTGTAGAGCGAATAAATCGACTTATCGAACTTCCAGCGCTTTTTCTCCGAATCCTTACGCGCAGCCGACTTATCGCAATTGTCCTTGACCGACTCCCAACGATGGACAGTAGAAGCCTGAGAGCCATTGATACGCACCATGTGTTCGTGCCGAGCTGCCAGACGACGCACAGAAGGATCGATCAAGGCCGGGTGCTGTGTGATGAACACCAGGTCAATGCCGAGGTGACGGTGCGTCTCGAGGTCAGCGACGTATTGCGGCGGCTGCGCGCCCATCGACCTGTTACGAAAAATCTTCTGCGCTTCATCCAGGACAACAATAGAACCCGGTGGACACTTGGCCCACTCCTTCGGGTCCTCCAGGAGGACCCAATCGAGCGTCAATTCCGGAATGCCGTGATAGTAAACCTGCCGGTTTTCCCTCTGCGACCACTCCCGCACCTGGGAAATCGTGTAAAGAGTTTTACCGTTACCAGGTAACCCGGTTATCAAGTGAATAGGCATTACGCGGTACCTCCAACGTATTTAGTGACTAGCTTAGTAAATCCATCCCCTCCCAGGGTTTTGATAAACAGAGCAGCAGTAAACGCAGAGAATATTAGCGAGAGAGCTTTATCGACCCAGAGATAAGCGAGGAATTGCAGAATCTTAGGATCAAGAGCGTTCAGGTTAGATTTGATGTTATCGAATATCCACTGAAACGCCATGTCGAAGCCCTGGTACGTAACGTAACTCATGCCCATCGAGAACAAGGCTCGACCGACGACAGACCCGACAATTGACAGCAGCAGACCGGCCAGAGGCCCAAGAAAAGCAAGCATATTAGTCCCTCAGTACGGCACCCGCGAGGATGCGCCATGAAATTAAACTAGCAACGACCATCAGCATGTACCGGAAGGGCAACAGATACTGACTCCATTTAGATAAAGGAACGAGTATTTCCTGTCCCTGAATATTCACTGAAACATCTTCAAAAGCAGCACCTGCGCCTAAAAAGCTTTCACTCTTTAGACCAGGGAGACTGACAAATTGCCCGTTCTTAGGATTGGGTAATCCTTCCAGGTCTTTACCGTCAATTGCAGCCTGGCCTTTAGCAGCTAACGGACTCGCTTTCAGCGCTTCCTCATCGGAACGTTGCTTACATTCCATGGCAGCAGCAGCACGCAAGGTCGCGCACTGGATGGCATCGCCGACGCACTGAATCTGACCGCACGTACCCGTTACCGAGCCTTCCCGACAAATTGACAAGTTGGGATTCGTTTTGCACAGGTCGAACTTGTCGTCCTCCGGTCCGCGATCAGACTTGCCAGCGGCACCAGTCGGCGTAGCGGAAGTATCAGCGGTGCCGGACGTAGTCTTCGTACCGTCAGCCTTGGTGACAGTGACGGTGACAGTCTTCGTTGTTGATCCGTCCGTATTCGTCGTAATAACGGTCTTGGTGTTCGTGGTCGAACCATCGGACCCGGTTTCGTTCTTCTCCGTCTCAGTCTTCGGCTGTGGCGGCTTGGCCGGTGGCGTTGAACCTGTTCCGATGCACATCGGGATGCCAGACGCGCTCATACCAGCGTGAACGGTTCCCGCCGGGCAAGGCCCCTTGCCCGGCGGGTCTGTAGGCTTAGGAGGACTCTCGATAGGAGGCGACTTTACAGGCGGGTCGGCGGGAACTTCAGGGGTGTCGTTGCCGCCACTACCAGGACTATCAACACCGCTGTACTTGTCACCAGTTCGCTTAACCATCCACATACAATAAGACCCGGTACCCGACTTGCGGCAGACCATCATCTCAATCGCATCAACCACACACCCACCGAAGTGACCAGGTGCGGGATACGGGCCAGCACCAGGATAATTCCACCGACGCACTATAGGGTTTTTGTCGGAGCACGGATCGGGTGCGACTACTGGCGGAACAGCTTTTGCCTGGCAACGACCCGTGTCATTGTTGAAGAAGGGTTCATCGTTGTAGCAGGTGCGAGGGTAGACAGCCAGGTAACGCTGCTCATCAGCACCGACTTTGCCGTAACAGTCGCTACCCCCGATGAGACGCGTAAACGTGATCCCGTTCACAGCACCGCGTTTGCAGGCATCGAGCGCAGTAGTTCCGTTAACGCCCGAATTACTGCCGTAGTAGCTATCGGCAGCAAAGGCCATGCCCGACAACAGCGTCAGTGACAAGCCAAGGAGCCACCAGGCAAAGAGACGAAGCGCCCTCATGATGCGACTCGCTCAATCACGAAACAAAATCCACCACGTACCGATATAAGCGACCAAAAGAACGATAGCCACACACAACCTCCTAGGCGTAAACGAAAAAAAGGGGAGCAATCAGCTCCCCAGGTAGGCACCTGGCCCGATTACATCGCCGAACGGATGTACTTGAAGCACTTGATGCCGACGACCACGACCAGCACGGCGGAGCCGACGACAGCAGCAGCGGTACCGGCTTCGGTCAGAGCGGCGGTGATAGCAGCGGTTTCGACAGCAGCCGAAGCCGAGGTAGCAGCAGTAGCAGCGACAGCAGCGACGAGCGCCGAACGGGTACGAGCCGATTTCAGGATTTTGTTCATGGTTGAATACCTTCGTTTTGGATTGGGTCAGGGATGGCTCTTGCCAGGAGCCGGAAAGTGTAGGCACCAGCCCAAAGCAAACCGACCGATAGGCCGATCACATGGGCGTTTTCGATACTCATGTTTCCCAGCTCCTGCCAGGAGTTAGAAGCACCGTCTTGAACCACGTAGGGACACGTGGACAAATCTTTGGCGGTCGGGTCCAGCGCAAGCAACAGCGTGCCGTCAGCCTGCTGGATAGCCCGAGCGCAGATAGCCATTACGCAGCCGGAGCCGAACGAGCGGCAGCAGCAGCCAACGCAGCAGCGTTAGGAAAAATCTTCGGCACGCCGATGAACTTGAAGCCCACAACCGTAGCGGCCAGAGCGTTGCCTTTACCTGGGCGCATCTTCACGTCGACGTCGAACAGGCCCGGCAGATCGTGCTTCATGATGTTGTTGAACACCTCAGCCTCGACCATGACTTTCATGGGCTTGCAGCCCTTTTCTTTATCGGTGGAGACGCGGTATTCGTTCGACATCCACACTTGGTGGAGATTTTGAACGACGCCCTGAGCGTCTGGAATTTCGTATTTGTCTGCGGACAGGATGAGAGCGATATCGGCCATTTTTGTAACCTCAGTGAATATTGGTGAGAATCAATAAATTAGACCGCACCAAACCCCGGTCCAATGCCCGAGAATGTATCTCCAACTGTTTACCCATGTCAATGCCCATTGACAGACGCCAAGTACATGAAAACAACACTTGATTACCTTAACCAAGTGATTAAAAGACAATTAGGTATTGAAAATGACAACCAATTGGCCACGTACTTAGGGATCACCCGTCAGGCGATCCACCAGTACAAGCACGGTCAGAACATGTCAGTTTTGGTAGCAATCAAGATTGCTTTTGAACTTGAGATATCCCCACTGGAGACCGTTTCAGCGACATTGCACGCCCAGGCAAAAACGGACGTGGAGCGGAATTTTTGGAAGGAACAGTACGACCGCGCAACGGCGATCGACCGAATTTAATTCGACCTGGTCAGCTCTAAAATCGACTGCAGGAGCAGATCTTCGGCCCCGATCGGCAAATTTTCCACGGCAACGACTCTACCGGCTTCGGTTTGCTCCAGCAGCTCGAGGTAGGCGACGACTGCATCATGCCCCCCTGTCTCCGCACGCTCGAGCAGAATCTGGCGAACATCGGACTTCTGATGCAATACCAGCTTCCACTGGTCAGGCGTGATCTTCACCAGCTCGCGCGCCTCCTCGCACTCCTCGACGGAAATTTCTTCATCGGTCTTTTGTTCGATGCCGAAAATTTGCTTGAGCCCGTCTGACCACAGAATTTGACGCTTGTTGTAAAACGCCTTGGCGAACTGGACGAACAACGCACCGAACCGCTTATGCGAGTGACCATCATCGCTACCATCGTGATAGGCGCGCAGAAGATCGAACGGCGTCATGCGCTCGAGCCTGCCCGTCTTGATGTGCTGCTTAGCCAGCTCGGACCCAGCACCCCACCGAGGCTCACGGCCAAATTTCGCAACGTACTCAGCCGACGATTCCATCCAGCGAACATCTACCCCGCGTTTTCGGTTGGGCAATGGAAGCCCTACAGCGACGCAGGCGCGATACCAGAGCCTGAACAGCTCGGAGCGCATGGATTCGAGCTTACGAGCCGTGAGCGGCTTCTCAGTGAGCCACAGGCCATGTTCGTGAGGATGCCAGCCATTGGCGTCGCCGTAGGTCACCTCGAGAGCACGAATATCACCAACGTAGCCGGTGGCCACTTTCAAGTCCTTGTAAGCACGCCATTCACGCATCTTGATCTTTGCAGCGGCAAATTTTTTCAGCCAGTCGTCCAGGTCGTGGCCGCGCTGATGCGAGGCGGTGAGAGTCACCAGGTACAAGCCACCGCCCTGCTGCTTGTGCAAGTCAGTAGCCGACACAACCTCGACCTTGCGGCGCTCTGAAACCTTGGCGGCACATGGCGGACAGGTCCAGACGGAGCCACAGACCATGAGGCCGGAAAAATGAGCCTTCTTGATCTTGGCCGAGTACATGACCGCAACTTTCGGCGCAATCTTACGGCGAGTGCAGCCAGAAACGCGCCACTGCGTGCCTCGGGGAGTCTTCTCCAGGGCCAACAGCCGACCTGCGCTCGACTGAGCCGAAAAACGGGCTGCACGGGCATTTATTGCAGCGAATTCCGAATAGGATTCGAACACGGATTCGCCACGCCGTGAAACGACCCTAAGTCTTTGAATTTCCCCGGTATTTTCGTCAATCGCCTCGCGGAAAATGGCCTGTGATTCCGTGTTGTTACCAAGCGGCTGCTTCTCCGTCGGCGCTTGGCCGCCCGCGGCTGTCGCTTCTCCGTCGAGCTGCCTTTTTGCGCGCTCAAGACTCCGCACATAGGCCATGTACCCGGATTGCCTGACGAGATCAGGGGTAGACAAAGAACGTTGCTTGATAAGCAACTCTGCACGGGCTTTTTCCCGTTGCTCAAGAAGCCGGAGATTCCCTGAGGAAATGCTGCCGAGTGTAGCCGCGTCATGTCGGGCGGTTACTATCGCAGCAACAAGAGAAGGTTCTAGCGGAGAGGTCCGCTTGACTTTGGAAGATTTTTCCAACAAAATTTGCTCACTCTTGAAACTTGCCGTTGAAAGAGAACTGCTACAAAGGGGCCGATCTGCAAATCGGTCCTTTTTTTTTGCCTAGGGCTGCAACCCCGTACCGGCCAAAAAGGCATCCCGCTTTGTTACTTAGCGACACTCTAAATTGTGTCAATGGTCATTGTCAAACCTAGTGGAAATCCTTGTGCGAATGTTGCTAATCTCGCCCTGGAGGGGCGATCTGTCTAATTTGCAACAGATCATCTCCTACCCCTAACTAAAAATCAACGAGCATGACACGGGAAATAGGGGGTACGCCCTTCGGGCTACCTCGCCTTCGCTCGGCTCAAATCGCCCCCTTGCTCTGACCTACAGCCGCGTGGTTTGGTCTTCAATACGAGGTATTTCAGCGCTTTCTCAAGAACCGATCCCGTAGTGCCTTATCGAAAGCGTCGCCGAGTGTCAGGTCCTTGAACTGAACATGCTTCTTGATGGCCTCCAGTACCTCAATCGAAATCGTCACGGAAACCTGTTTCTTGCCATCGGCCTCGAGGCGATCACGTTTTGCTTTTGACCTGGCGGCGTTGTCCAGGGCCTTGCCGGTTGGCGGACGACCAGGACGTTTAGGCACGCCAGGCAGTTCGACCGTTCCATCATCTACACGAGCCATATATCCCCCTGTTAAGAGTGATTAGTATACGTGGCATGACACGAAAAGTACATTACTTCTCGTGTCATGCCACGGTTTTTTGTAAGCGATTTAGGGCGCAGCCGGAGCAGGCACATTTGCAGTTCTAACGTTAGGCCGATTCGGCGGTCCGTTGTTAGGGTTGGTGGATGGCCGAACAGGCGAAAGAGTCTCCGGCAGCTCATTGAAAGCGATCACCTGAGGAGCACCGTAGTTCTCCCGAAGCGGCACGTCGGGTATTGGAGAAATGACGTCACGTGAGCGCTCGACGCGCTGCTCTTGACGCTGCGGCTCTGCATCGAAGTCCTGGAAGTGACCGTTACGCGCAAACTCAAGACACATATTGAATTCCATGTCCGGTATCCGTGTTGCCTGCTGGGTGTAACAACGACAGTCGACCTGGCCGGACGTGGCCGAGCCGATCTGCACACACATGGCCGGAACCGGCGCACGAGTAGGGATCGTTATCTGATCGTACTTCGGGGCCGTGTAGGGCAATCCAGTCACACGGGGTGTCTGTTTGAACACGTAGTCCTGAGCGTCTGCGACTGGATCAGGTGGAGGCGGCTTACTGGCCATCGCTTAACTGTGAAATCCCCCGGCCGGCGCCGAACCGTTATAGCCAGGTGCCGCCGGCGCC